TCAGTTTGATGTTCAGTCGTTCAGTTTCAGTTTGCCCATGTGCATGAGCCGGGTCGGCTCATGACTATCTCATCTACGCATGTGCTGATGTCAACGCCCTATCCCTCGGCGACCAACGGGCCATGCAGATACTGAAAAATCTGCTTGCCCATGTGTCGCTCAACCAGTTCCGCCTCGTTGGCCCGCTGCCGGGCGCGCTTGAATGCTTGGATCAACGTATCGACACGATCCAGCAACAGCGACTTGTCATACACCGACAGCATGCCTGACCAAACGTGCGTCGTTCGCTTGGCCACCGGCACATCCTCATCGAGCGCCTGCACCTGTGCCGGATGCTTATCAGTGGCCTCATACATTACGAAAGCCCGCTTGGTCTTCTTGGTGATGAAGCGCACCTCTGGGTCGCGCGCCCGATACACACCGATCCGCATCGACTTGTCGGTCTCCCAATGCGGTCCCGGCTGCAAGGTCGGAATCTGCTCGTACACGTCGCGCAACTCTTTCAGCCGCTGCTCCATACCGAGCAACACCACCACCGGGACGTTCTCCAAGAACGGCTTGCCGTCAACTTCGACGGTGGCCCGGGCCGTTTGGTTGGTGGCCTCCTTTTGCATGTATGCGTCATAGGCGCGGGTCAGCATCTCGCCGATGTAATCCAGCTTCTCGGCCACCGTGGTTTCCATCTTCTTATGCTCACGGGTGTCGAGAGTCTTATCGCCTTCGGCGAAATGCTCAACCGCGACTTCGCGCTGAATGAAGTGCTCCGGCCGCTTGTCAAACGTGCCAGCCGCCTCCTTCAACACAGTATCAGCAGTGGAACGCAGATCGCCCTCCACGGCGAGGATTTCGTGCAGCTTAGCCATTGTTTCAAGCCTCTTGGTTGCGAACGGGTGGAAGTCGTTTTGAACGGCTTGGCACGACAAGGTACAAGGTACCCGGAACAGAGGCACAAGGTACAAGTGGCCCTGACGGCTCGGAGCAAGGAACAAAGCATCCAGGGATGCCCAAGGTTCAGCCGAGCGACAATGGACCTCTTGCGGATTCGAATTATGGTTCGAACCCTAAGTAATGCCTAGCCTTTCGCCACTCCTTCCACCACGCCCCTCGTGAGACGGTGCGACCCGCCTCACAAGCTCGTGTTACTCGATGATCTGGTGCTTGCGCAGTGCCTCGACAAGCTCCGGCGACAAAGTGATGGTTTGTCGCAGGTTCTCCGCCGCGAGCTGATCATTCACCATCGTTCGACGCCGCCGCAGCGCAGCCACGCGATTCCTCAGCGCTTTGACCCACTCCCGCGGCAGGCTGGGAACCTCGATGGAGTCCGCAACCTCGCCACTCGTCACGGTGGATAGCCGTTGACGAACGCTGTCGAGTGCCGCTGTGACTTGCGCCGCGTCATGATCCACCCGCGATGAGGAACCCGATGAGTCGGCCCAGCCCCGCAAGCGCCCAACTTTGCTCTCTTTGTCCGCCACCTTCTCGATCAGATCATTCAGGATCTTCTCTTGTGAGTTGATCGCATCCCGCTCAGCGAGTAGCCCGTCGATCACCTCGTTGTTGCCGCGACCGATCAGCGTGCGAATCTCAGCGCGAATCGCGTGCAGTTCCAGCACGTCGTTCAGCGCAGTCGTGGTCGCGGCGACGATGTCAGCCAGCAACTGTTCTGCCGGTTGATTGAGGTGGATCGAAATGCGTTGGGTTGGCTTCAACTCAATCTGCCCCGCTATCTCCAGACAGGCGCGGGCATAAGTCGAAGCGGTACGGAGCAGCACGTCCATTGTCGTTTCAAACCTCGGGAAGGGAGCGGCTCTCTAACGGTTGTCATTGTCGCTGTCAAGCGGTTTTTCATAGCGCCAGATCAGCAGAGTTCCGCTCAGCCCAACCAGCAAGCAGAGCACGGTGAGGGGGAGCAGAAGGCGGAAATCGCCGCCCGACAGCAGACCGGTCACGCCATTCATCAGCAACCACATGAAGGCGGTGTAGCCCCACACTTCGCGGATATCCTTGCCACGTGAACTCATGCCACGTCCTTTCTGCGCGATGCAAGTAAATAGCACGCGTATTTAGAGGTTTGATCGTGGCCGATTTTGCCAAGATAGCAGACGAAGTGTTCCGAGTGCTGAACTCGTTCAACTATACCGTGCTGCTCTATGATGATGAGGACATGCAGACAACCGAGCCAGCCGACGCTCGGCGCATGGTCGATCGCAAGCACAATCTGATGGTTTCCATTCTCGACGACGACGACGATTCACGAGTCGTCCTGCATCTCGGCCACCATACGCATGCCGCTCAGGTGATGGGATTGATTCAATCACTGCGCACGGAAGCGACCAAGTACAACGTCACGTTCAGGGTTCAACAACATAACAAGGCCATCGATCCAAAACAGTTCACCCAACTGGCATCGATTACCGAAGCAAAGGATAGGAGTATGGAAGTGCTCGAAGGGATGTACGGCACCAGCCGTTCCAGTTATCTGCGGTTGGAACATGCGAAGATGATCGTGCGGCATAAGGCCAGGATCGACGACAGCAAAGCCGGTGCTCGCAGCCGTTGCATCGAGACCATCCTGATCGAGAACCCGACCGGTGAACGCTTTCGCTTTCCCACCAACAATCTCGCCGCGGCGCGCGCGATGACCCAGCATGTCAATCAGGGCGGTGAGTTTGCCGATCCAGTCGGGCAGCAGATCACCACGATGGCAACCGAGTACGCTGACCTTGCGCAAGCGACCAGACACATGGGCGGCATGGCATTGAGCGAAGATATCACGGCGGTGCGCGAGGCTTGCCAATGCAAGATGAAGAAGTTGCGCAAGACGTTCGAGCAACTGTATCGCCCGGATAGCTATGCCATGGAGGCGGCTGACTTAGCGGCGCGTGCCAATCTGCTGACCGAAGCCGATGAACAAATCGATGAGGCGCAGTTAGCCGAATTGCGCCAGTTGCTGCATGACTGCGACGATAAGGTGGTCGAATGTGCCGCGCGCGCGATGCGGGATATGAAAGAGGCGATGTTCGATAAGTCGGACGACGGCTCGGTGGCAGTCATCGACGATCGTCGGGTCAACAGTCAGGCATGGATGGATCTCGACCGTGGCAAGCTGCGGCTGCGCGGCCGTCCGGTGTTCGACCAGCACCACTTTCGCAATGCCATTTCGGAACTGGTCTATCGTCTCGGTCAAATCGTCCCGCATGTCGAAGACGACAGCATGGCCAATCTGCTGGGCTATGTGGCAGACCGGCTGCCAGATTCGCCAGAGAAGCACAAGCTGGCGATCATCGGTCTGAAAGCGCTAAAGGCGGCGCGCAAGCAAGCCATTGAACCCGAGATGAATGAGGCGCCGGTCACGGCCAATGCAGCGATGGTCAGTCCGATTGCAGGCTATCAGGTGAACGCCGATGTCTGGCAGGACCTCAAGCAGCACAAGATCGCATTGAGTAGCCCGCCAAGCTTCGACAAACACGAGTTCCGGAGCGCAATTGCCGAACTCATCTATCGCCTCGGTCAGATCGTACCAAAGGTGCAGGACGATAGACTGGCCAATTTATTGGCGTATGTGGCTGACGAGATGGGCGGTGATCCCAACAGGAAGTTTGTGGCGATCGGCATGGCGGCTCTGAAGGCTGCCCGGCAAGCCGGTGGGAGTGAGCATAAACTGGCGGATAAGAACGATGTCATTCGCGAGTTCGATCAATGGGTCGCCCGCTTTGCGACCGAGCGGGTGCTGCTGGAGGACGGTTTCGATCCTTACGACCCGATGCATCAGACCTACGATGATGCTCTCGATAATGCGATTGCCGATTTCGATCCGGAGTACTTCCTGGCTGATGATGAGCACGGTGGGGCAGAACTCATCTCCCATCGGGATGACTCCAATCCGGATGAGAACATGCTGGACAAGGGCACGGTGGTCGATTCCCTGATGCATTATCTGCGACACGAAATTGAGAATAGTTCAGGGGTGGTCGTGCAGGATGACAAGACGATCCACGACATGGCGATGCAGGTCTATGACTCAGTGGTGGCCGCCTTGCAGGATCGTGGCTTCATTGTGAAGGATGATGTGACCGAAGCGATGACCCGCGAGGATGTTTTGCTGCCGCCAACGAATCAAGGCGATGGCTTGGCCAGAGAGGTCACCAAAACCAGTGTGTCGGACCCAGACCGCAAGGATCGAATGAAGAAGCCCGACCCGGCCTACATCTCTCGGCTGAAGACGTTGGCGGGTATGAATAGTGAAGCGAACTCGCCAGCTTATTGATTCCTGTTGATTTGTCCGCTGCGAAGGCTGCAACATGCGGCGTATGACCAATTACACATTTGAGCTTCGCTTCAGGGACAAAGATGAAGAGGCAGGCCATGGTACGCTCCACTACAAGTTCGACACGATTGGAACTACCTTCATTGAGATCAGTCGCGCTGTAGATGCTGTACAGCAACAACACCCTAATGTGGTGCTCGACCGTATCGTGTACTTCAGTGAGGATAAACTCGATATCTAAGGATAGCATTGCATGCGAGTAGCGTTCATCGGGGCCGCTGGCAGCGGCAAATCGTCGTTGTCTACACAAGTTTACAGCGCATTGAAACAGGCTGGTCGCAAGGTTGAATATGTTCATGAGTGGATACGTCACGACATAATGTCGCATGGGCCGATGAAAAGCATTTGGGAACAGTATCGCACGAGACAATATCAAAAGGAACTTGAGGATGCGGTCCCGAGCGCCGCTGAGTATGTGATCTGTGATTCTGGAACGCTGCCGCCTTACTTCTACGCAGTGTTGTATTGTGATCCAAGTGATCCCCGGCAACGGTTGGTCCTACAAGACATGTACAAATATCTGCTGGATGATTTGTTCATGAAACGCTATGATCTGATCTTCTATCTTCCGCGCATTCCTGGTGTCGATTTCCAGGATGGCACGCGCTATCAGACCGAACAGGAACTCGAGACGCTGGACGACCACATGGCTCTGATGTTCACCAAGTTGCATGCGCTCCCCAACGTTCATTGGGTGCAACAAGGGTTTGAACATCGTTTCAACGAGGTGATGTGGAAAATCTTAGGCACGGATACCATCGAGTTGTTGACTGCGCAGGGCTATATACACTATAATGGTTGAGTAACAAACGAGCATATTCGACTCATCCATTTCAGAGAGATTGGCAGATCGGTGACACATTACCGGTCTGCTGATCCGCCGGAAACGGCGGTAATTGGCAAAGAAAGAAAGGCAAACATTATGGCAGATCCTAGATTAGAACATTTCCGTCAACAGATGCGTAACGAAGATGAGAAGAAGAACGGCGGCAATCGCTCAACTTCTTCCCGAGGCGACAACGCCTCCTATCCCTACTGGCAGATCCCGGAGAACGCCACCGCGGTGGTTCGCTTCCTGCCGGACAAGGATGACAACAACCCTTGGCTGTTCTACGTTGAGCGGCAAAGCATCAAGCTGCCATTCAACGGGGTGGTCGGTGGCGAGTATCCAACCGATCAACCGGTGACAGTGACGGTGCCGTGCGTCGATATGTTTGAGAAGGGCACCTGCCCGATCATCGCAGAGACGCGACCATGGTGGAATGACGAATCAAAGAAGCCATTGGCGCGTCAGTACTACAAGAAGCGCAGCTTCATCACCCAGGGGTTCGTCGTCTCCTCACCGTTTGAGGAGACGGATGTGCCGGAGAATCCGATCCGCCGCTTGATCATCGGTTCAGAGCTGCTGAACAAGATCAAGGCGGGGATGGCCGATCCAGATATGGAGTACATGCCGACCGACTATGTCAACGGTTGTGATTTCCGTATCCGTAAGACACGCAAAGGCGATTACAACAACTACGGCACCTCAGAGTGGGCGCGGCGCACCCGGCCACTCACCGAGGCGGAGCAACTCGCCCTGGAGCAGTATGGCTTGTTCAACCTCGCCGACTTCCTCGGACCGCGGCCGAGCAAGGAAGAGGTCGAGGGGATTCGCGCGATGTTTCACGCGAGCCTTGCGGGTGAGGCATACGACATGGAGACGTTCGGCAAGTTCCCCTGGAAGCCGTATGGCAGTGGTTCCTCCAGTGGTGGCAACGCGGTGAACACGGTGAACACCTTCACGTCGCACGAGAACGATGAGTTGGATGACTTCACCAGCACCCCCTCGTATGGCACGGGCACCGCGAGTTCTGTTCGCAGTGAGTCGGGCGCCCCGGCCGCAGGTAAGGTGCTACCGCAGGACATCATGGATCAGTTGCGCGCCAAGGCTGCCTCTCGCAGCTAACGCATCTTCTGATTCCCTATTCTACCGTGAGGGCACACGTCCTCACGGTATTCTTTTAGCGAGCATTGCATGGCAGCATTTGATTTCTCCAAGATCCGCAAGGATCGTACGCGTAAGCTCGGCCTGCGTGCCGGGTTCAAAGATCCGATCACCTGGATCGACACGGGCAACTTCGCCCTCAACAAGATGATCAGCGGCGACTTCTACAAAGGCGTCCCACTGGGCGCCGTCACGGTGTTCGCCGGGGAGGCTGCGTCCGCGAAAAGTTACATCGTCTCTGGCAACATCGTCCGAGATGCGCTGCGTCAAGGCGTCTATGTCATCCTGATCGATACAGAGGATGCCTTGCGTGAGACCTGGATGCGTAACTTAGGGGTCAATACCGATGACCCAAACCTGACGAAGGAAGTCTGGTCGACGGTCAATCAGATCAGCAAGGTCATCAAGGATTACACTGAGGATTACATCGAAACCTACAAGGAAACACCCCGCGAAGAACAGCCGAAGGTGCTGTTCGTCATCGACTCTCTGGGGATGGTGCAAACCGATGCGGAGATCGAGCAGTTCGAAAAGGCGGAATTGAAGGGCGACAAGGGCATCAAAGCCAAGGCGCTCAAGATGTTGGTTGCCAATTGCATCCGACTGTTTGCGGGTTATGAGATCGGCATGGTGGCCACCAATCATGTGTATAAGTCACAGGATCAGTATCATCCGGATGACGTTATCAGTGGCGGAAGTAGTTTCGTCTATGCGTCATCGATTGTGGTCTCGATGAATAAGAAGAAGCTTAGGGACGATGAGAAGAGCACGATCGGTATCATCTCCAAGGTCAAATGCATCAAAACGCGGTTCTCTAAGCCTTTCGAAGAGGTGGAAATCCATATCCCCTATGAGCAGGGCATGGACCCGTACTCTGGTTTGTTCGACATGTTCGAAGGCAAGGTGTTACTCAAGGAAGGCAATCGCTACGTCTATACCAGCAAGGATGGCACCCAGCACAAGTTGTTTCGCAAGCATATGACACCAGAATTCTTTGACATGATCATGCGCGAATGGAGTGATGATCGGGTATCAGTCGCGATAAATCCAGAATCGGACCACCAGGAGATTGAAGATGTCGAGTGAATCGGAACTCGTACTTGCGGTGTGGGACGCAGTCCGCGACAACCTGCCCTATACCAAACGCTCAGACATTGCCAAGGATGTGCTGTATGCGTTCGCAGAATGGTTTGATGCTGAGGAGCTTGCGCCGATTGTCGATGAAGACCCCGATCTGCGCGACGCTTTTGAAGAAGTGTATCCCCCGATCGAAGATGAGGAAACCGATGAGGACGAATAATCATGGGCTGGTACGATAGAATCGTCAGTGGGAATGATCTCAGCCCGGTGCTCGGCGCAATCGACTACTTCGAGCAAGAGTACAGTGAGGCGTGTGAGGAGGTGTCTGCCCTTCGAGGGCAGCGCCTGCACGATGTGGCCAGCCGTTTGCCCGGTATCGTCGGTTATCGCTTTGCCCAGCAAAGCGAGCTTGACGACATTCTCGGCCTGTTAGAAATCCGTGAGACCGCCCTCCTCAACCAGAAACGTCGCCACTATCTAGAGCATTACAATCGCGCCTTGTCGGATCGCATGGTCGACCGCTTCGCCGAGGCCGAGCCTGATGTAGTCGCGATGAAAGAACTTCGCAACCGCGTTGCGGCGGTGCGCAACAAGTTTGTGGCGCTCTCCAAGCACCACGAATACTTGCACTTTCAACTCAGCAACATCACCAAGTTGCGCTGCCACGGCATCGAAGACGCCACCCTCTGAATCCATGTTGACCCTAGATCACGCGGGTGTTATTTCCCCGTCAACGCTCGCGGGATCATCACGTCAAATGACGACTCAACCAAAAGTTCTGCTGGTCGACGACAACCATGAAGTGAGGCTCGTGATTCGCGATACGCTCATTGAGTTGGGCTACGCCGTCCGCACCGCCAAAAACGGCAAGTCGGCTTTACAGCGTTTGGGCGATCATCGATTCAGCGCAGCACTGATCGACTTCATGATGCATCCAATGGATGGAGCAGAACTAGCGCAACGGGCGGTTGCTTTACAGCCAGATATAAAGATCATTATCATGTCTGGTTACGACCGGGAAACACTCCGCGGACGCATCTCAGACCGTACGGTGTTTCTGCCAAAACCGTTCAGTAGATCGATGTTGGTCCAGTGTCTGAAGACTGCTCAGGATGCCCAAGCAATCTAAGGTACAGCGGCGGCTACGCTCTCTGCCAGAAATCCTATTGGGCCTCGTCCACACCGCCTGTGATCATGACGAGTTGGTGATCGCCGGTCAGTTGTTGAAACTCGCCGAAATTGCCGTGCGCCACGACGACAACAAACGCCATATCGAGGGCTTGGTCGCGGCGCACGAAAGGCTTTGGGAACTAAAGCATCGCTCTAGCGGCTAATACGAAGCTGGATGTCGGCATGCATCGTAAGCTTCACGGCATTGCCTATGGTGTCGTCATTGTCCGAGAACCCGGTGCCATATGACATTTTCGCCGAAGCGGCCACCGCTATCGTCTGGGGTCGATTGCCGAGAGTATCATGACTCTGGCCGAAGCTGATTGCGCCAAGCCGATACAGCGTCTCGCCCAAAGTCTCATTGATCAGCCGTAGTTCCGTCTGGGCCTGCTTGAGTAAGCTCAACCGCAATTTCTGCTGCGTCTCGGCCAACTGCGCTAACGTCGGTGCGGTATCGGTCGTGACACTGACGATGCGAATACCTTCCACGTCACGGCAAGCTTCTTCGCGCCGACGATCAAGAGCATAGTTCTCCGCTTCCGACACCCGTGCCGTGGCTATCAGTGAAATCTGCTCCAACCCCGATGCGTGGCCAGGACGTGTCATGTTGGAGAATTGCCAATCGGTCTCGATGAACTGGCGCATCACGCCGCGGATGGTATTGCGCAACTCTTGCTCGGTAGTACTCGGCGAGATCATGCCAACAATGTTCGCAACCACCTTAACCGTATTGCTGACCACCGTATCCTCGGCCGTCAGCGTGAAGTCGATGGTATCTTGGATCGGCTTACCCATACGAACTCCTTTCTAGACAGATGTTCTGGCACGCTGCGGAGCACCCCAACGGGTTTCGCCATCGACGTGCAGGCGAACGATCTTACGATCGCGCTCTAGGGCAACAACCATGCGATTCGCACTATCCTCCGTCATGTTGTAGCGCCGCATGATCTCAAACAGCGTCACTGGCTGTGTTCGACTCTTGATCCACATGTCTGGTGGTTGATGACGCATTGAGAACTTTGTCACACGATCCTCTTTGACTTTGACTGACTGGCGCTTCTATGGCGTGAATACGTCCGGGTCAACGGCAGATTTGCAGATT